ATTTCAACGTTAATTTATCGATCAACTGGTATCATTTTTCTATATTCAACAATTCCACCACTATATTCATTTATATTAACGAACCCTTTTTTCATTAATTCTTTAATAGCCAATTCAGATGCATTACATTTTTCGTGTGCACAATAGGTAACAATCGGAATTTCATATATTTCAAGTTTGTTATTTTTAATATATGTCTCCAATTTTGGATAATGTAATTTTATAACTTCACCAAACCAGTCGTGTAATTCTTTTACAGACATTTTCGCAATTGTTTTATGAAAAAGATTAAACGAATTAGGAACATGGTCTTTCGCGAAATATTCAGCAGGTAAGGCATTCAATACGACAGTCATTCCAGTTTTCACTTCTTCTACAAATTTCTTGAATTTATATTTACAAACAACTATTTTTGTGTATATTTGTCTATCCCATTCACCGTCCTTTTCAACTACAAAATGTAAATGTCTAAAAAATGTGATGGACTTGGATTGTTCAGTTCGCTTAGCTTTATATAATTGAGGACAATTAAAACGTAAAACAACGTTACCTGTGGCGGTTACGTTGGCGACACCGCTATTTTCAAATTTTCCGTAGGCTTTTCTAGCCTCTTCTACAATAGGGTTTTTTACCCTTTTTTCATCAGTGGTCCAGTACAATACCTTTTTTCCAGCGAATTTTTGTCCAAGTTCTAATTTCATTTCTACATTGAATTTTTTAGGTATTTTTAATTTTAAACTTTGATCATTTATAAAGTTTTGTACATAATCGTTTTGTAATAACCAGGTCGGTTTTAATGTTTCTGTTGATTTAACTACTTTATCGACATCAAAATCTAAACAGCTCGCACAAGTCCCTTTGGTCGGCATTATATAATAGCTTTACATAATGTTCAATACTCGTTCACACGATTCTAATGCACCTTCAACCCAACTTTGTTCTAAACTATAATTTTCACCACAAATATAAACATTTTCCATTGGATTTGCTAAAAAATCGGCAACTTGGACACTATTCACTCCTTTGTTCCAATATCCTACGCCACATTCCCAATGAAATACCCATACTCTTTCGGGTTTGGCGATTTTTGTTGAAAATGTTTTTTCGACTAAATCGACGACTGACTTTTTTAATTGGGATTGATTTTTTTGACGCTTTCTCCAATATTCGCAATATATATCGTCTGTATATGAAATCATAATCGTACCGTTTTCTCTATCCATTGGAATAATGTATCGTAGAGGATTGTTCGTGACGGTTTTATTAATATCTTTAAACCATATATCGTCCTTTTTGAATTTAGCATAAACACGACATAGTGGTTTACACGATATACTGTTCTTTAAAACGCTGTGAAGGGGTTTTAACAAATTTATTCTTAATAGCGCTTCTTGAGGTATAGCAAAGACTATGTGTTTTGCTTTCATATATGTTTTACCAAAGTTTATATCATAATGACCAAGATGACTATTGAAAACAACAGAATTTACGTATGAATTTAAGGTCATTCTAGCACCCCTTTGTTTTAATTCTTGGACAATGCTTTCGATTAAATGATGATAATATCCAGAGTAAAATGTAACGTCATCTCTTATCCCGCTTTTAAACAAGTGATAAGCATCGAACATATTCATATGTTTTAATTGACCACTATATCCAGAAGCTATTAGTAAAAAATCGACTTCATCTTTTTCTAAATATTTTTCTGCGTATTCTTGGAAAGTATAATTGCGAAGTATTTCGTCATTTCTCGTTTTTTCTACTTTCCTTAATACCTTTTTTATATATTCAAACCCAGTTTTGTTTTTGAATTTACTAGAAAACTCGTCTTTACTATCAATGAAATCTATATTGCTTGATATGCCTCTATCTTTTCGAAAATCGAGTAAATTAAATTGTCTCAATAACTTTATTACACGTTTGTGGCTTTTATTAAATCGCGCGGCACCAGCAGGAAATGTAATATTTTGATCAGAGTATTGATGAATTCTTCCACCAAATGTCGAGGAGCCTTCTAAAAGTAATATTTTGTCGGTTTTGTTTAACAGTTCTAAATGCATGTTTAAACCGGAAATACCACCGCCTATAATTATATAGTCAAATATCATTATTAATTACATAGTATTGATATTATAATAATTGTCGCCAACCGGGATCGAACCAGTGACCTCAAGATCTTCAGTCTTGCGCTCTCCCAACTGAGCTATAGCAACTGCGTAAGAGAAATACTTCCTCTTTTTAGCACACACCCTTTAATGATTATTATTCTTAGGATTTGCATAACTTATTTTCCACATTTTCTTTATTTTTTCCTTGTATTGATTTAAACGCATCCCCGGTAATTCGTTTTTCACAATTGGTAAATTTCGTTCATAAAAATCCTTGTATAATACGTTTACGTTAGGTAAATCATCATTAAATATATTAACCGCATCTTCTATATTTGACGCATCATATATAGATTTTTCTTCAAATACATTATTATTATCTATTGTTATAAATAATTTTTGATTGCTCACGATCCCTCTTTTATTATACTCCTGCTCTTCTTCTTTTTTCCGCTCTCGTTCTTCCTCCCGTTTATTATCTTCTAATAATTTTTTGAAATTATCTGCATCCATTTCACGTTGCTTTTCTTTCAAAATTCGTCCTGTATTCGTTACTGGACGGTTTTTTAATTCATCCTCCAGTTCATTCGTCTCCCGTCGCCCTCGTCTTGATTTTGGACGTTCATCAAAACGTGACTGTTTTAAGTCGTCATTTCCCAATAAAACTCTCATTTCCCTATTTTTACGCATTTTTTCGTCATATTTTTGATTTAGTTTCTCCTCCCTTTTTTTTCCGCGTTCATCTACTCCATCTTTCCACATTTTATCCTCTTCTATTTGCAGCTGTAATTCTTGTATTTCACGTTCTTGCGCAAGAGCTTTTTCTATGGCTTTTTTTGACGGCATCTATATTACCAATAGAAAAAAATATTAATATTATCGTTGCATTATTCACCTACCCGATATATTATTGGATATTATTCTATATGGTTTTATAAAAAAGATATAAATTACTGTAAAATTGTTTATTCGTTTTTATATAACCATTCAAAACTAAACGCACGGATAAGGACCAATTTGATTTTTTTCATAAAAGTTATTTTATTTTCATCGGCATACAATGCGAATATGTACGGAGAGTATTCCGGATTTATTATACATGGTTCGCAAAAATATACTCCGTTTAATGTGGTAGTGTCTCTAATGCAGAGAAATCTTTTGCAAATTTTACATGCAAATAGTCCATCTAATTGATAACATACTTGACAAACACTCCCAATGGGTTCTATCTTATCTCCTATAAATGAAATTCCCTTTCGTTTGTGATATTTTTTCGTTTTTTTCGTTTTTTTAACATATATAGTAGTTTCAGTTGGGTGTATCTTACCGCATGTAGATTTACTCGCCCGTATTTCAGTGTCGTCATTTGTATCTTTCACTTTATTCATAATTGTGTTTTTATTTATTGCTCTAATTGATAAAAAACATTCAATTTTATTTAATATTACAGAATATAGTGCTTATTTATTGGTTTTTCGTTTTATTTTGATGACCCTGGTGGGCATGAGTGAACGCTCTAATGCATTTAATGTGAATAACTCCTTATAGTCTTTGTGGTTTCGGTTGAAATTGAGAGTGTCGTTTGCATAACGCTGTCTTTGTTCCTTGGATGATTTTATAGCACCGTTCGTATTTCGTTCTTCATAAAAGAACGAAATTACACCCAGAATAATAACACGAAGCCCTAATGCTGGGTTCCAGCTTTCAGGGTGCCAGTCCGAGAAACTGAAACAAAGGCTTTTACCATCTGATCTAAGACGCCCGTTCGGTGTAAGCATCTTGATTTTAGGTGGGGCAAATGGATACTCTTTGGGAAGTTCAATACTGCCCATATAAAGCCCGCCTTTATAATCGGTATCGTTTTCACCTTTAAATAGGAAACGCCATTTAGTTATATCATATTCGAATGGCTTAACAATGCAATTTGGTATCGGTTCATTTACCAAATCTTTCATTTCCTTATGAATTCGTTTTATAGACATTGTGTGTATGTTAGTTTGTTCATAATATAGTTCATTAAAACCTATCAATTTTATAGCTAATAAATAAAATATGAAATTATATTATATTATGTTACAAAAAAGGGCAAAGGGATATATTATGCATGCAATCGCAGGGGCATTATTATTACCTATTCTCTATTATTACTCTTTAAAGAAAAATTCTTTAATGTGTGCACTAATACCCACGATACCTATTTTAGGACTATATGGATTATATTGTGTCCAAGAAAACAATGGTAATATTGAAAAATATTTGAAAAATATTATTATATTTGGTTCTATGTATGCAGGGTTTTTTTTACTAATTTCCTATTTATATAAAGCAACGAATAATATAGTAACATCGTCTTGTATATCATTAATCGTTTGGTTTTTTATTTCAATAATCTATATTGTAAATTGCTAATTTGTCGTGGTACCATTTGTTATCATATCAATTTCAGGATATAGTTTGCTATAAATTATATATTTAACTTCTTGGATCGAAAGAGGGTCATACACTAAAACTACATTTTGGAAAAAGAAATATTGAAAACATAGTAAACCTCCTCCAAACATTATATAGTGTAATACTTGTTTTCCAACTTTATTACACGTTTTGGAATGTTTTGTATTATTATCATTTGTCTCTAAATGTTCATCGTCAATTGATCCTCTTCTATAAGTAGCATTTATTTCAACTAATTCCAATGATTCTTCATCTGATATAGTTTGATTAACTTGTGTTACACCATTGGTTTTCTTTAATTTATAATATTCTTTGTAATTTTTTACCAAAATATATATCAAAACGCACGAAAACGCCATTACCATCCAATATTCTAATGTTTTTATAAAAAGTGCATCATTCTTTTCATTCCGTTTATCAATCGCATTATCCCGTTGTTGTTCTAAATCATTCATAATATTATTTGTATTATTATTGTTTTCGACAATAATAGTCTCGATAATCGTGCCGATTGGATAATCATTATATAAATCATTATCGTTACTTGATGGCGGTGTAGGTAATATATAATAATCTGTATTTAATAATTCCAACGGTTCATTGACTAATCGTCGAACCTTATCTGTAAATATAACAGTCTCCATTGGGCCAATATAAAAGAAATAAAAACAAATTTCTAATATGGCTATTCCGGATACATGAAATAATACTGAATACATTTTTTTTCTTTTTCTTAAACAATAAGAAGAAAAAAATTATACTGTTGGGAAAAAAACCCAATCTAAATCACCACATACCTTTTTCCATATCATATCTTGCTCTAACTGCTTTTCTCTGTCTTTCATCATAGGTATATATGGTAAATATTGGGTTTGATCTAATAATGTACATAATTGATACAATGTATATGTATAATTGAAAAAATTTGTTCGGTTTGCTGGACAATGAACCGCCCAAGGTTTTTGAATTTCAATAAAAAGAACACAAAGTGTTTCGTGTAACTCTTCATTCATAATGGGAGGTTTTACCCCAAAAATAGAATTGATATATTGAATATGTTCAAAATATTTATTAAGTCCAAGTTTTCTTAATATTTCTCGCATTTTATCGTAATTTATCTGTTTCATATCGGTAATTCGCTCCTTTTTAATACGTGCACGAATTTTATCAATAACTTCAACTGGTATCTGTGTGGTTTCTTTTGCTTGAAATTGAGATAGAATTTCTTTGAAATGGTTTAATCTTATATATGCTGTATACGAAACCTCATTTGGTGGATCTTTGTTATTCGGTTTAGAACTATCTACTATATAAGTAATAAACTGCCCACATTGTGAATTATTACAAATCATAATACCTTCTTCGTCTTGTGGAACCATTTCACCTTTTTCACAAAGTCCACAACGATCACAAGACAATATATAGTCTTGAGGGTTTGTAAATTCATTGTTCACATTTCTCCAGTATTCTTGATACATTTTTTTGGATTGACTATATTTGTCCGTATTAACGCTTTCACTTTTGGTTGACTTTACTTTAAAAAACGAATTTAACACTGTTACGTTTTGGCCCTGTTCTCCTGTTGATATTTGTTTTTTTGATTCAAAATAATCAAAAATATATCTGGAATTGTCCAAGAGATACTCATTTTCTTCATTTATCAACCGCTTTATTGTACTTTTCTTTTCTTTCAATTCATCCTTTAAATCTAATATTTTATCTATTTTGGATTTAGGTAAAGTTTTGATTAATTCTTTAATTGATATGATGTCCTTTTTTAGTTTAGGAACGTGTTCTATAGTATTGCTTTTAAATTTATCTAACATTTCCTGGTGCTTTTCATCTAACGAAGTCATTTGTTTTATCTGCGAATTTTTTGTATTTTTACTCATAGCAATATAAAATGATTGAAGTCGTTTTTCTATGTTTTTTGTCCAAGAAATAATATGTTTTTTATCTCTATACTATTATATAAATTTACGAAATGGATGAATTAAAAGGCTCGGTTATACAATTAAATTATCTTTGCCCAGATGATGCCGAAAATTATAGTAAAAATGACGGAACGGTCTTGGATAAAGACGATCGATCTATATCAGATCAATTATCACGTAAATATACAAGGCTTTGTCAAATTGCGAAAATGGATGCTTGGCATGATCATCATACAATAGCTGATTTGACCAAACACGAGATAGAACAGTTTGTTTTACGACATCTACCCATTAAGGATAATAGCAAAACCGATGAACCTTTAAATTGTTATAAAGAAAAAACCGGTACTTCAGGTAGTTCAGGTAGTTCAGGTAGTTCAGATAGTCCGGGTAGTGCCGGAGGAGAAGGACAACCTTCAAATGAAGATATTTTTATTTACAGAATGTTTTTAAAAAAAGACTTTGTTAAAAATCTAGATAGTCAATCAATGTGTAAACCTTCTTGTGATAATAATCCCGGTGAAGATTTAAAACTAGTAGATCACGGAAGCGATATTTTTGGTCCTATTATCGAACAACGATATAATGTTGGGCACGTTAAATTTAAAAGTAAATCTACAGATGATGAGGGAGGCACTGCTAGTAAAAGTTGCCCTGATTTTCACGAAGATCAATCAATGATTGAGAAATTTTTTGTTGATAACGCGATTACAGAAGACATTCATATTATACGTGATGTAGCCTATGGTAATTGGGCAGACGACATAGCAAAATGGGGAAAGGGAGACTCCAATACAGGAAATATGATCATTACTGTTCAAACTGCTTCTGGTATATTTGACCCAGGACCATCAACGCATTGTTTTACAAGTGCCGGAAAAAGACAAGGTTTTATTGATATAGATAGTAAATCTAGATATGCCTTGTTTGATTCATATGATGATGATGGAAATTTTAATCAAGAAGAAACTGTTGTATTTTATCCGAAAGTAATTGATTATATGGCCAAAACGGATGGTGACGATGACGAAGAACAGGGTGATGATGACGAAGAAGATGGTGATGATACAAAACCACTTGTTAGAAATCAATTACTTTATACACGATTTGATTGCACTCTATATGGTAAAACTGGTAAATTACCAACCAAAGACACGTATACAAAACAAGAAGTAATGAGCTTTATTGAATCTGTAAATGTAAATTTTATTGTTTCTGTACCCGATCCTAACGATAAAACAAAAAACAATATTTATATTAGCACACATAAAAATTCTAACAAAGCTCAATCGATTTCTGAACTACCTGTAATCGATAATATTATTAAAACAACTGCTTCAAAATCTACTACATATGATGAACGTACAGTTCGTGCATTTGGTCGGGATAATGTTATCAATAACAGTGGTAAATTAAAAATTATGACTAAAAAATTTGGCGATCACGGACAAGCTGTTACCGCTTGCAAATCAGTATTAACATACCGGTTATTTGAGCCAGAAGATGCTAATGCGAATGTATTTAAAATTACACGTAAAACGTCAACTGGATTTCACGCATTTTTATCGTTTGATCGAGTAGCGGTTGCTTCAGCAATTTATTATGGTGTTCCTATTGTTATATTTGTAAATCACGATGGTGCTATGATTTTCACAAGTAAAAAGTTCGACCAATTTAAAACGCTATCTAATAAATATAAAAGTGTTACCGATAGTATAATTAAAAAACTCAGTGAATATGATGAATTACTAAAAAAATCAAATACCATAAATCCTGATTTACAAAGTGTATTTCTTTCGCAAAAAGCCGTCATAAATAATGATTTACCAAAAATAATAAATTTTTTACAATATATTTATAATTACCTTATTTCGGTACATGAACTTACTGATAAAAATGCACCGAGATATGATATTGTTTATCAAACACTTATTTCTCTTATTCTCACAATATCACCTTTTATAAATATTTTTACAACACATATTAATATTTCAGAAATGAAAACCCCTACAAGGCCTGATGCGCAAACTTTTGAAGACCTTGTTATTGCAGAAGAAGAAGAAGAAGATACTGCTGAGAATAAAAAAAAATTAAAAGATGCACGAGATTATTTATTAGCGTTAGAAAAAGAAGTTTCAAAAATATCGGGTAATATATCCCTTTATCATATTACAGAAGATACGATGAACAAACTACAAACTATTGCTGGGTTTTGTGTTGCAATTAAAATAGGTAGCAGTGATACAGAAATAATTAAATATACGAATATTATGCTATTGAACAAAAAAATAAAATTAAATTCAATCACACAAAAATTAGTTCAAAGTTTCAATCCCTATGTCGGATCACAAAAGAACACTATGAGAAACAATATAAATAAATTAAGTGGACAAGTTGGTTGTGAGATTGGTATGGTTTTAATTGAAGAAATATACCAAAATATGGGTCATTATAGAATCCCATTTCAATTATCTACTAGCGACGAACCATCACGAAATACCGATTTAAAGAACATATTTTCAATGATATTACACAAAATTTTTATAAAGGCAACAGATAATGCCTTGCCCTTCTTTTTAACTTGTATGGGACGCGAATTAGATCCTTCGAGTTCTGACGGTGCTACAAAATCATTAACTTTAATTGATGATTCAGAAAAAAAAAGTATAGATGATAAAATAACTAAATTAAATGGTAAAATTAGTGAAGTACAAAAGAGTATAACCGCATCTTCAATTGAATTTAAAACAGCCAAGAAAGAAAAAAATACGGATGATATAAAAAGATTGGGAAAAGATATAAAGACAAAAAATGCTGAAATAGCATCTTATGCAAAAGAAATAATATCATATCAAGGTGAACTCGGATTACAAGACAACACAAATATGAATTTTGAACGAAGTGAAATATTATTTTTAGAACACACTTTTTCTAAAATAGACATAACATCGGTTGACTTTACTGATACAATGCCTACAATGGAAGATTTAGAATTACATCATGAAACGGGAACAATACAACAAGAAATCAATACAGATTTTGAATGTGAAAATCCTCCACCGACTTCAACCAAATTTACAGGTATAAAAAAAACAACCAAAAGAAAAATACCTATTAAAACAGAAGCTACAAGATATAGCAAAAGACTTCATGCTCTCGCAAGACGTCAAGCTATTATAGCTGGAGGTAAACGAAAAAAACGAACAAAAAACAAACGAAAAAATATGAAAAAGAAAACACAAAAAAAGAGAAGAAAGACAAAACGAAATAGAATAAAAGGTGGTGATCAAACCCTTGTTACGGGCATTCTTGGAACAGCTCCAAATGATCCAAATTCAGAGGAAGCGCTTAAACGTATGGACAAACAATACGAATTAATAAAGGAACTCTTAAATAGATTGGTTGCACTTATGGACGACCCAGATTTTCCAAAAGTTGAGAAATCTACATTAGAAAAGAAAATTACCGAATTAGTAGGAAACAAAAAAAATATGGATATTTCACATATATCAAATACAATTGAGACATTGATAAGGTTAAAAAATGATACTGAAAAAACACTACAACAATCAAAACCACTACAACAATCAAAACCACTACAACAATCAAAACCACTACAACAATCAAAACCAAAACAATTGATTATGGATACAACACCGGACCAGCCTTGTTTTTTATTTTTACATACAAATATTGATAGAATTTTAAATGAGATACAATTGGATACATCTTCAAATCTTTATAGAATGATTAATAATTACAAAAAAGCGAATGAATTATTATATATAAATAGTATTGGATTGTCTATGTTTATTTCTAGAAAAGCGAGTATTGAACAAGAAACTTCACAAACAGGTGGCGGTAAAAGAAACATACTCCTTTCGAAAGAACAATTAAAAAATCAAATACACAGTATGGCAACCTCAATCGGTAGAGATAGTCAATTAGATAAATTGTTTTACTCAAACTCTTCCCCTGAAACACATATAAAAGAATTTATGATTGCTATTAAATCAGCTATTGATGATGCATCGACAAATGAACCGAAATTTGAAAGATCCGATGATGGAGATTATACTATTAGCGGAAAAGGCATGACTTATTCATTAAACTTAACATCATTCGGACTTTTAAGGCACTTACTGGTGGGAAAAAAATTACCGTCCCCAGAACAATTATTAAAATATAAACATGAAATTTTAACAAAATACGATACACAACAAAAACAAGATATTCGAATAGAGGATGATTTTAATCCAGAGGCGATGACTAATGGACATGTTATGAGAGAAAAGTTAAAACAAATGGATATTAGCGAAACCGAATTAAACAATAACGATGATGAATATGAAGTGAATTCGAATATTATTTTACAAACAATTATTACGGACAAGTCAATTTATCAAACCACTATGGAATTTTTATGTAATGAATATAATACTTTCCAAGATTTAGATAACACTCAAGAAGATACTCCAGAATATAAAAAAAAAATAGAGAATATTATTATTAAAAACGGTGAAGAGTTTGGCAAACAATCTAAAGCACAAGCAGAAAAAATTACCGAGGTTATAAAAGTCATTGAAAAAAAAATAGAAAAAGATACACTACAAGAAGTTAATATAGTAACATCAGAAGACGCCATAGAAGCGAATACCCTTGATGAAATTAATCAACTATTATCATCGTTATAATGCATTAAAACGGTATTTATTTAGTATAACATTAATATACATAAATGGCGGATAATACAAATACATTATATATTGATGTCGATAATGTAAATATAAACGAGAAACAATTGAAGATTATGGTTTTTATAATGAACGCATTAGAAAAAGGGTGGTCAATTAAGAAAAAGAAGGAACAATTTATATTTACAAAAAAACATGAAGGAAAATTGGAGGTTTTTGACGAAAAATATCTTGAGACATTTATTCAATCAAATTTTGATATGAATATATTAAAGCATACATAAATTATAACTATTATTTTCATAGCATACATCAGACAAAAACAATAAAAAAACGAAATATATAAAAAAATATTAAAAATAAAATGCAACCCATTGTTTAGGCGTATATCGACTTAAAATCAAAATTATAAAATTATATTTAGCAATTAATTTTTTAATACAATTATTTAATAATTAATTAAATTAGTCATTTAATTACTTAAACAGGTCACATGGGTTATAATATTTGTAAATCTATGCTTTATAAAAAAGGAATAAAAAAATGAATTAATTAATTAAATACCAAATTAATTTCTATACCAAAGTTATATAAGAAAATGGCTGGAGCACTTATGCAACTCGTCGCCTATGGCGCACAAGACGTATTCCTTACCGGAACCCCCGAGATTACTTTCTGGAAGGTGTCGTACAGACGCCACACCAACTTTGCTATGGAATCTATTGAACAGACATTCTCTGGACAAGCCGATTTCGGCCGCCGTGTTACATGCACAATCAGCCGTAATGGTGATTTGTGCTACCGCACATACCTTCAGGTTACACTTCCTGAGATCAACCAAGCCATGGCTGGTGGCGATGGCGATGTCTATGCCCGCTGGTTAGACTTCCCTGGAGAGCAACTTATCGCTCAAGTTGAGGTCGAGATTGGTGGTCAACGTATTGACCGTCAATACGGTGACTGGATGCACATCTGGAACCAACTTACTATGTCTTCCGAGCAACAGCGTGGTTACCACCAGATGATTGGTAACACCACTCAGCTTACATACATCACCGACCCTTCTTTCGCCGATGTTTCTGGTCCTTGTTCCGCCGCCGGTGGACCTTCCCAGGTATGTGCCCCTCGCAAGGCCCTTCCCGAGACCACTCTTTACATTCCCCTTCTTTTCTGGTTCTGCCGCAATCCCGGACTTGCCCTTCCCCTTATTGCCCTTCAGTACCACGAGGTCAAGATCAACATTGATTTCCGTCCTATCGGTGAGTGCTTGTGGGCTGTCAAGACCCTTAACGGTTCTGGTACTCAGTCTGTCTCCCAGGCTTACCAGCAATCCCTTGTTGCTGCCTCTCTTTACATCGACTATATCTTCCTTGATACTGACGAGCGTAGAAAGATGGCCCAGAACCCCCACGAATACCTCATCGAGCAACTTCAGTTCACTGGTGATGAATCCGTCGGTTCTTCCAGTAACAAGATCAAGCTCAATTTCAATCACCCCTGTAAGGAGCTTGTATGGGTTGTCCAGCCTGATGCTAACGTAGACTACTGCGCTTCCCTTGAAGGTGGCCAGACCCTCTACAAGACCCTTGGTGCCCAACCTTTCAACTACACTGACGCCATCGATGCTCTTCCCAATGCTGTCCACGCTTTCGGTGGACCTGCTGAGACATCTGGTGCTAACGCCTTCATCACCTCCGGTGGTCTTTTCCAGGACCCTGGATCCATGAGCGGTGCTGATGGTACCCAGTGGGAGGGCTTCCAGCAAGCTGCCCCTGATGCCGAAGGTTCTTATGTGTCTGACGCCGGAACATTCGTTCTTGCCGAGACTGCCCTCGACATGCATTGCTGGGGTGAGAACCCTGTCGTCACCGCTAAGCTTCAGCTTAACGGACAGGACCGTTTCTCCGAGCGTGAGGGTTCTTACTTCGATGTTGTCCAGCCTTTCCAGCACCACACCCGTGCCCCCGATGCTGGTATCAACACCTACTCCTTCGCCCTTCGCCCCGAGGAGCACCAGCCTTCTGGTAGCTGCAATTTCTCCCGTATTGATAACGCCACCCTTCAGCTTGTCCTTTCCTCCGCCACTGTCGGTGGAACCGCAACTGCTAAGGTCCGTGTTTACGCCACCTCTTACAACGTGCTTCGCGTGATGAGTGGTATGGCTGGTGTTGCTTACAGTAATTAAATTCACAGCATTTTGGTGTGTGTGTATTTTAACTCTATGTTTAAAAATGTAATATTTGTATAATTTCAAAATTAGTAATTATACAAATTCAATAAAAATATACATAAATACAATATATAATATTTTTATTAGTTTTTTTGTTATAAGTGTGTGTTTAATTTATAATGTGGTGATATCAATCGCACCCGTTTCAGGAACATGTATGGATGGATATTGCGCATCGACTGCAGTCAACCGTTCGTCGGTTGTTTCCTGACGAATGACTACGACAAATCTGAGGGTCGTATTGTCTGTAACATTGGTGTAACATGGAATAGATACTCGGTGAGTTTGAACACCTGCAGCCGATCTATATGGGGCGTTTTTAATCGCATCAAGTATTCCATATACTCGTCTAGTTGACGTCAAAGACGTTTCTACAAATCCATCTGCATTTGGTTGGGTTGCATGAAAACCATATCTCAATTGTGTTGTTCGCAACATAGCGCATGCGAGTCTAGCTGTTTCCTGATCGCGATATACACGGAAGTTACGATAGGGAATATCGTGATTTTTGATAGGCACCGGATGTCTTTGTTTGGCGTGCGATATTGCCTGTATCATGGAACATCCGCGCTC